GTCCGGCCGCGCCCATTCGATCCGGGCCTTTTCGACGTCATCGACCGCGCCCTTTTCGCCGATCAGGCGGCGCGAGTTGGCGAGGTGCAGCGCCTTGGATTTGCTCTGGTTGAGCGAGTCCTGCGGCCCCTTGAGGTTGCGCACGAAGCCGTAGCGGTCGCCGTCATGATCGACCGCCACCGAGAACATCTTGAACGAGGAGACCCGCTTGCCGCGCTCATCGAAGAACGGGCTCAAGCCCTGATCGAGCAAGACGGTCGAGACGTAGAACGCCCAGCACCATTGCCCGCGATTCTTATACCAATGCTCGATCAGCCGGATCCGTTGCGTCGCCGAAATGACCCATTTGTATTCGCGGTCGGCGTTGGTCGTCAGGTCGGCGTCGCCTTCGATCAGGCCCCGGAGCAAGTCCTCTTTGTCGGGGAACAGTTCGATCGCCTCGCCGATGTCGAGCCACTTCGAGATGCCCATGTAGCGCGCGTCGGCGAAGTCGAGCCGATAAGATTTTGGATCGTAGAAAAACTCGTCGCCGATCACCCACGGCAGCGCAATGTCGGGGTCCTGCTGGTCGCCCTGCGTCATGACGAGCTGCACGCCGGCAACGCCGTCGATGCAGGCTTGCAGCAGACACCAAGGGTCGATGCCCTTCCAGTCGTTGGCGTCGAGCACCTCGCGAATAACCTGCGTCGCGATGTTGGCCCCAGGCTCGCTCCTGAGATTGCGCGGCATCGCCTTGGGATCGGAGCGGCCACGCTCGACAAGCCCGACGATGCCGTTGATCTTGCGCGCGATGCGGTTCCAGGTCAGGACCGGTTGATGGCGGCGGCGGAGGATTTCGATCTGCTTCGGCGACCAGTGCGCGCCGTGGTAATAATGCCGCGCGTCCTTCTGCTCTTCGATCTCATCGACCTTCGTCGTGACATAGTCGATGTACTGCGTCCGGAGCTGGCGAACGTCGAGGAACTGCTCGCGCTCGTCGTCGGTTGCCTTGTTCTTGGGACCGCGGCGCGGGTCCTCGGCTTGGGGCTGCGAGACGAGCGGCGCGAGCCGTGCGGCGTCGCCGGCCATCGCCTCGGCGAAGGGATCAGCCATGGCTCTTGCGCGACTTCGCCTTGGCGAGCGCCTTCTCCGAAATCTTGCCGTGCTTGGCGAGCATTTCGGCGTGGCGCGCCGTCTCGTGATGCTCCTCGGCTTCCTCCTCCTGATGCTTCTTGATCGCCTCCAGGAACTTCTTGTTGCCGCTGATGTCGTGCGCGCGGCGCAGATGGCGCGCGGCGTCGTCGAGTTCCCAGCGATCCCAAGGACCATTGGCGCGCTCGTGCGGCTCCTTGTACTTGCCGCCGCTGTCCGCCGACATGATTTCCACCTTCGGCATGGTCAGGCCCATCCCTCGCGCTCGGCGAGCTTGTCGAACTGCTTCTGGCTGATCGCGCCGGATTTCAGCATGTCCTCGGCTTTGCGCTGCTCTTTCGAGGCCGGCTTCTGCTCGCCTAGGATATCGTTGAGATCGGCGAGGGCTTCGTCCATCGCTTCGACTGGCATTTCCAGGTTGTAGCCCTTGACCTGCTCGGCGATGGTTTTGACTTTCTCGATCGCTTCCTTCGCCGTCTTGCCCGTCGCCACCACCGAACCAACTTCCGGAGCGCCACAGAGCTGAGGAACAACGTAGTGCTCGCCGTTGATGACGCAGAAGTTGCGCAGCTTCACGTTGCTGCGGACCTCCTTCGGGAAGTCGACGTGCAGCCAATTCTTGTCGGCCCAATCCGACAGCATGAGCACTTCCGCGCCCCAGATGTCGTCGTATTCCGGCTCGATCAGGATGCCCTCGGCGCCGTACCAAACGATCTCGGCAAGGTTCTTGAACATCTCCTGATAGACTTCGGACGGCGGCGAGCCGGCGCGCGCCGTGAGGTCGATCGGATAGCCCTTGCCATCGGCAGCGATTCGAACCTCGCTGGAGAAGAAGCCGCGGTACTCGTAGCTCTTCATCGCGCCGGACAAGGACTCGTTGACCGCGATGACCTGCTTTGGCATCTTGCGGTACGGCATGATGCGGCCGATATACGCGCGATCCTTCACCTCGATGCCCGTGATCGCGACCTTGGGGAATTGGCCGTCTACGGACCATCCGTCGTATCCGGCTTCAATCGCGTCGTCGATGCCCTCTTCAACGATGAACCGCTTGATGTCAGCTTGCGCGCCAAGTGAATGTTCAAGCTCGTCGAGACGTGGCTCAATGCGCGGGTACGTCGAGGCGTGAAATGTTTCGAAGTCGCCGCGCGTCGCGTCCTGCTTGACGAATTGGTTGTCGTTCTTCTTCAGAAACTTCCGCAGAGCGGTGATGCCGATGATCTCTTTGTACGGCCCGATCGGCACGCCGCCCTCAGCCATGATCTCTTTGGCCTTGATGCGGTCGAGTTCCAACTCGGCGCCGCGCCCGCAGCCGAACACGCGCTTTCCCTGCGAACGGAGATAGCTCTGAAGCGCGCCCTCGTAGACGTCAGGGAACACGTAGAGGTCGATTTCGTCGGCCTCGATAAACGGCCACGGATCGACGATGCGCTCGATCTTGTCGTCGCCATGACCGATCAGCAGGCCCTTGCTGACCGGATAGCCGCCAGCCCAACTCGACCAGAACAGCACGCGGCCGAATTCGCTGGCGAGCCGGCGGGCTATCTCAGGAAAGACCCCGTTGTCGATCACGAGGACGGTCTTGGTCTTGAAGTCGACCATCACAGCCTCAACGTCGAGCGGTCGGTCATGTCGTGCCGCTCCAGGCCGAAACGGTAGATCGGCTCGATAAGCTGGTCGGCGCGGAACGATCGGCACGAGGCTACGAGCAGATAGGCGCCGTCGTGGTCCGGCCAGGTGTCGAGCGCGATGAAGCTTTCCGTGATCGGCTGGCAAAACGTCATGCCGACACCGCCCTTGCCGTCCTCGGTCGGATAGCGCCAGACGCCGGCCTCGCCCGCAGCGGACATGCCAAGCGCCGCGGTGCAATCGGCGAGGAAGCGTCGCCAGTCGTCTTCCGAGAGCCGGCCGCGCAGCGCGAACGCCTGCGTGTGCATCCGCTTGCCGAGGTCGATCGCCGCCTCGCTCACCGATCCGAGCCCGCCATCTTGTGCATCTGCTTCTCCGAAATCATGCCGCGTCTGTGGAGTTTCTTGGCGTGCGCGGGCAGTTTGGTTGGCCGCACCATCTCGCGCACCATCTCGCGCACCGGCTTGCCGTGAAAGGCGACGGCCTTGTTGTTCGCTTGCGGCGCGGTGTCAGCCAACGGAATCGTCCCAATGATCTTCGTCGAGTTCTTCTTCGGCCTCGCTGCGCCAGTCGTCGGGCGCGTCGTCTTCGGCTTCGTCGTCGAACTCATCGGGCATGGTCATATCGACAATATGTCGTTGTCGTAGGTCGAGGAGTTCTCGCGGTAGGCGTCGCGCGTCTTGGCGACTTCCTGATGCGGGCGCGTGCCCTCAATCATCGTGTCGAGCAACTGTCCGATCAGGCCCATGCAATCGACCTGATCGTCATGGACGCCAGCCGGAAACCGCAGCAGTTCGCTCTCGAAATCAGCCCGCCACGGCGCTCCGACCGGAATGCGCAGGCCGCGCGTCGCAATCAGGCCGCGGAAGCTTTGCGCCCGGATCGCCTTGTCGCCGCGCGTCGGGAACTGCTCACGCGCCACGTAAGCGCGCCTAGCGCGCATCTCGCGCTCGAGGAACGGCCCGACGCCGGATTTGATCTGCCCCGTCTCCTCGGCCCAGCCCATCGGCTTCCAGCGCAGCGCCAAATCGCACAGCGCGGCGACCCATTCCTCGGACGAGGCCTGCCGGCGCCAGAGATCGACCAGCCACGGATTGCCGTCCGGATCGATCCCGATGACGCCGTGACAGGTGTAGTCGCCGCCGCCCGCAGTGACCGCGTAGTCGGAGCCGCCGTAGAGCCGCAGCGTGTCCTTCGGCGGCAGCGCGTCGACCGGGATCAGCCATTCGCGGCGGAAATAATCGCCAGTGTCAGGAACCGGCTCTTGCTGGTACAGGGCCGCCCAGGTGCGCGGATCGCCGACCGTCTCCGCTTTGCGGTCTCTGAGAAACTTGCCGTAGTCGTAGCCCTGCGGATCGTCCCACAGCATGACGCCGGCGGGGCGGCCAAGCGGATCGTCGTCGGGGCCGATCGATTCCGCCCTGATTTTCAAACGACGGTACGGCTTGCCGATCTTATCGAGTTGGTCGATCAAACGGCCCGCGAGATCGTCCTCGTGAAAGCGCTGGTGCATGATGACGCGCCGCGCGCCGGGTTTCAGGCGCGACGAGAAATCGTTGACGTACCACTCCCAGATCCGATCGCGGATGCGCTTGCTCTCAGCGTCCTCGCGCGAGCCGAACGGATCGTCGATGATCCCAAGATCGCCGCGAAACCCCATGATGCCGACGCCGACGCCGACCGCGTAATACTCACCACCTCCGGTTGTAGCCCAGCGGTAGGCGGCGGACGAATCCCCGGCTAAATAGCAACCTAGAGTTGATCCAGCCGATCCGATCAGGTTTCGCGTCCGGCGCCCCCAGCGCTCGGAAAGCTCGCTCGAATGCGAGCACGTCAGGACGTTCCATTCCTGCCTTCGCGCCAAGCACCAAGCCGGGAACAGGAAGTTGACGTAGGTTGACTTCGCCGAACCAGGCGGCATCTCGATCAAGAGGATATCGTCGTCGCCGCGCTCGATCGCCTCCAGTTCGGCAATCAGCAGCGCGTGATGCGCGGCGGGCTGAAATCCTTGATCGGCCGCGAATTCAGTGAGGCTTGCCCGGACCCTTCGTCGGCGCAGCAGTTCCCTCGCCGCTTCCTGACGCGATACGGAGGAGTTCATCGTCGCTCATGCTGCTCGTATCGTGCTTGTGCAGCACTTCTGACTTGTCGCGCCATGTATCGGAGCGGCGGTTTTTCAACCAATTCATCGCGGCGCCGGGATCAGGCGGGACATGCTCGACCGTCTTGGCGCGGACGATTTGGCCTTGGAATTGAAAGACCTTCTCGCTCTCGAAGCTGTAGCCGACCGCACGCTGATAGAGGGAGCGTTCGACGCGATCGTCGAGATGGGCCTTTCCAGCCTTAACCGCCTCACAAAACTCAGGAAACGTGTTTCGCCAGCGATGAATGGTCATCACACTGACTTCGAAGAACGATGCTAATTCGAAATCAGTAGCGCCCAACTCACAGAGCTTTCGGGCCTGTTCCGCCTTTTCCGGCCGATATTCGGTCGGGCGGCCGATCTCCTTCTTTGGCCTTCCAGCACCCGCCCTTTTACCACCACGAGGCACTTTGATTTCCCGCTTTCAAATTCAAACCGGCGCTCACTCTTCGCCCTCGGGAACGGACATGCGATCGGACATCGGCTTGCGGCGCTTGTCGGGGCGTTGAGGCTTCTTCTCAGGCTTAGGCGACGGCAAGGCCTCGCCGGGGCGTGCAGCCCGCTTGGGAGGCTTGTCGGTCATAGCGATGTCCGGAAACGAAAATCGCCCGAAGCGGTCAGTTAGACACACTTCGAGCGACAATGTAATCGCCTTCTCTCACGCGCGCACGATTCGGTCAAGCCACTTTCTCAGCATTTATCCCCAATTTCAGCAGTCCGAACGAGACCGCCAATTTCATCAGCCCGTGCCGGATCAGATCCTCGTCGTACAACGACGGTTCCAACTGGTCGTAGGCGAAGCGCTCCATCGCCCGCGGCAGGCGTGGCATGATGGCGAGGAGAACCTCGTCGGCCTTCTTGAGCCGCAGGACCGCCGCTTCACGCATCGCTGCGATCTGCTCCTCGGTCAGCGCCCCAAGGTCGCTCTCGCCTGGGGCCAAGCCGGGAACGTTGAACCCTTTCGCTGCTTTCGCCTGCCGGACGATCTCGCAATATTGCTCGCCGGCGTCGTAGAGCTCGTCGCGAAGCCTGAGGCGGCGGCAGAAGCGGCCGAGCGGCGTTCCCAGCCTCCGATCGTCGGAGCCAGTCCTGTGGGGCTGCGCCAGCGCCACGGCCATGGCCTCACGCTGCTCCCGCTCCTCCCGCGGGCTTCGCGAGCCCGACACGAGCCCTTTGACCTCAGTCGTGAACACGATTCGATTCGGTTGCGCGCTCATGCGGCCCTCTTGGTTTCTTCCAGAATTGTCTGCCAGATCGGATCCGGCTTCGGTTCCCGCCATCCACCCAACACAACCACCAGCACGCGGAGGACGCGGCAACGGACCGGGATCAAGCGCCATTGCGAGGTCGAGCGGCGCCAGCGCCTGATGGTCACGCCGCATCCCCTCTTGCCGTCACAATTCCAGCCGCAGCCCGCGCGGCTTGAGGCCTCCAGGGATCGTCCAGGCACGCGCCGCGAACGGCCTCCCGCTTGGCCTCAAGCATCGTTCTGATGTGATGCGGAGCCCATCCGTCGTAGAGATGGCCGCCGCTCTTCCCGGTCACGATGATGTAGAACGTGCCGTCAGGATCGCGGTCGATGATGATCGTCGCGCCTTTGTGCGTGCCGTGGAAATGGCCGCGGCTCTTGGTAATTATGCGCATTGCGCCGCTTCCTCCGTACCAGCCGGGGCGAGCCCCATAGCCGCGCGGTGGCGCTCGCTGAGTTGGACCGGCGAGGCGCGATAGCGGGCGGCGAGTTCGTCGGGCGCGGGCTCCCGCGCGGGAAGCTTCGCGATGTCCTCCGGCCTTCCCGATTTGGCCTTGAGCGCCTGCTCGCCGGCGATCTCCCGCGCCTGCATCTGGTCGACCGTTCGCCGCAGCATGTCGCCGAGGCGCTTGCGGTCCTCGAGACCGATCGTCGGCGGCGCCGGCAATGCGACCTTGGCGCTGAGGACGGCCTCGATCTTCGCCAATTCCTCGCGGTACTCATCCGCCTTGGCTCGCGCGAGCTTCGCGATCTCGCCGGCAGTCGGGCGCCATTTGCCGTCGCCGATTTCGCCCTTGCGATAGGCGCGCGCCGCGGCGGCGAGAGCGAACTCCGGCAGGCCAGAAAGGTCGGCGATATCGCGCTTCATCGCCACTCTTGCGACATCGGGATCCATTTCCGCGCGCGCCGTCATGCCGTCGAGGGTCGAAAGGATCAGCACGATCCGTTCCGGGGCGGCTGGGGCAAGCAGCGGGGCCAGTTCGCGCCGCCGCGTTTCGAGGCCGAGGCGCGCGCCGCTCGGCAACTTGGCCGCCGTGAGTTCGCCCCCCTCCATCAGCGCCCGATAGGCATTCGAAAGCGCGGTGAAGAGCGCCTGAGACATCGGGACCGGGTCGCGCCTAGAGGCCGGGGATATGGGCTGGATTTCCTGCATGGATTTCCTCGAGAACGTCGCGGGCTGCGCGGATTAGGGGGCTGGTTTTGAGGGGGGAGCCGTTGGGGCCGGCGCGTGGGGCGTTGCCAGCCATCCATTCCGGCTTGAAGCCTTGCCAGCCGCGGGCGATCATTTCGCGCGCCGCGGCATTCGGGTCGCCCCAAGCCTGGAAAGCTTTCACCAGCTCGGTAGCCGCAAACGCGGTCAGCTTGGCGCGCTTCGCTTGGCGATGCTCGACGACCGCGGCGGCAACGTCCGCGTCGAGAACGCTTTCGAGGATCGCCTTCGGATCGCCGGCGGCCTTTGCGGCCCGCTTCGTCGCAACCGGGGGATTAGAATTCGTAGAATTCTCAGGGGGTATATTACTAACTTCCCGAACAGAGAACGCGTGCACGCGAGAGGCGTCGTTGCCGGCGGCGTCACTTGTTGCGTCACTCCCGTCACAAACCGTCACATCCGTAACGTGTGACGATTGTGACGCTTGTGACGTAACGCGTGACGCTTTATCGTCGGTTTTAGCCGCTTCGCTTGCTGCCTGTCTCTCCCTGTATCGCTGCTGGCGAATGGCCCCCGCGGAGCGCGGCTTGTCCTCAGCCGATTCGATGGCTTCGACAGCGATAAGCGCCTGCTCGACCGTGAGGCCGGCGGCGAGCATTTGGCGGATGGCGGCGGCTATCTTCATGCGGCCTCCACGACGCTTGATGACGGGGGATCGAATTTCGTCGATTGATTCCCCCACGTCTCCCATCCCGGCCTGGACTCGCGCGCGAACAACTCCGCCCGCGCGACGCATGGAAACAGCCGCTCCAAATTGGCGTGCATCTCATCCGGCTTGCGCGAGTGCTCGCGAACCGGCGCGACGATCAGATTCCGCACGTCGCGAGCGCCGATCACAGGCTCGCCGAGCGTCCCGACGACAAAGAATTCAGCAGCGCAGCGAAACAGGTATCCCGTGCCGAACGCCCACTTCCTGCCGGTCGAGGACTGCTTCGCCCAAGTCCCCATCGTCTTGTAACGGAAGCCCCACGCCTTCATGAGGTCGATCGCCTCTGGAATCATCGGCTGCACAGCCCACATGACGAGCGCGCAATGGTCCGTCGCGAGTTGGTTGACCGGGAGCGCCTTCATTTCGTCCATGGTCATCAGCGAATAGTGTCGACTCGCGGACTTCGCTTGGTTGTGCTCGCCCCACGTCCGAAAGCGCCAAGGCGGATCAGCGAGGATCACGCCGTACCGGAGCGGAGTGAGAGGGGAGAAAGGCCAGGGGCGGCTCACCGGAAAATCCGCTCGCTCTGCATCCGGTAGAGGCATTCCTCCGGCGTCTCGTCGCGCCGCATGGTGTAGCCGCAGCCGAGTACGCCGCCCTTCCAGCTTCCAGTGCGCTCGCCGACCTCCTCATCGAACGTTACGTCGATCGCGCGCACGACCTTGCGCGGGAACGGGCACCACTTGAACCAGCGCCAGCGCCACTCGGATTCCTCCATGCCGATCGTCGCTTGGCGCTCTTGAACCTCGCCGGTTTTCAGCACGTAGCGGTAGGGCAGCGTCGCGGTCCAACGCGGGGCGTCTTTAAAGAACCACCAATCGACGTTAGGCGTGCCGAGCGGCGGCTTATCGCGCGGGATGCGGGAGGCGGCGAGCTCATGAATCCATTGCCGCCCATCCGGGGCCAAGGTGGAGCGGCGGATGAACGCCCACTGCCACGGCATCGCGACTATCTTGGTCTTCGCACCCCAATTGAGGTGGATCTCCGCCCACGAGTCAGTGCAGACTGAGAACCCCCATTTGTCCATCATGTCGTCTTTGGGTTCTCGCGGCGGCAGGAACGGCAGTTTGATGAAGATCGACGGCCAGCCGAGGTGTAGTTGCAGCGACCAGCGTTCGCCGTCCCCCCAGTTGATCAGTGCCGCCGCTAAGCCGAAGCGTCCGGTCAGCTCGGCCCAGGTAAACCGCATCTCCCAGTAGCGCGGTCCCCGCTCGAACCAGCGATAGCCAATTGCGCGCGCAATGCTCATTACGTTTCCTCCACTCGTCTTGTCGCCTCGCCAGAATCGTGCTTCCCCGCCTCCGCTTGCTTGCGTCTCTCCGCAGCCGCGCGAAACCGTGTCGCGGCTTCAAACAGCCTCCTCCGATGCAAATCGGCCTCCGCGTCGCGCAGCTTCGGCCGGATCGCGTCGATACGGCGCGCGGCGAACTCGCAGCTTTCCGCGCAGGCCTCGAGGGTGAATTGGTGGTCGGTCATGGGGCGCCCCCGGCCTCTGTTTGTCGTCGCGCCCGCTCCTTGCGGAGAGCGTTAAGTATCGACGTGTGGTCTCTGCCGCCGAATATCCTGCCGATCTGTGGGAGGCTGTATCCAGTGGCGACCGAAACCTCATAGATCGCCTCGAATCGGGCTGCGACGATCCACTTCGACCGACGCTCGCCGATGATTTCGGGAACGCTGATACCCGTCCGGGCGCTGACGGCCCTGATGATGTCGACTGCGCGCGTGGACGTCCCTGTCAAAGCGCGTCGAGCCTGCTCGATCTCCTCGCGCATCTTCTCTCGCGCCGCGAGCCGCTCTGCCGCCTGCCTCGCATGTTCCGCAGCAAGTCTAGCCTTCTCACGTTCGATGGCCTCCTGCCGCCGCGCCTCTTGCTCAGCCGAGCGCGCCTCGGCGTCTAGGATGGTCATGCGCCGATCACACGCCTTCTTCCGCGCGATCATTTCGGCGAGAGTTCTCGGGCCTTCATATGAGACAAGCGACATGGCTACGCTCCTTGCCTTCTGACGACGCCCCAATGCTCCAGGACCAAGATCGGCTCGTCCTGCCCGTAGGCGACGGCATGTTTCACGCCGAGCGCGATGCAGCGGGTTTGAAACTCGGCCTGCTCGCGCGACAGCTTGCCGCCTTCACG